GAAACGGTTGACGACTCATGGATTGACCTCGCCAACTACGCGGTGATAGCGCAGATGGTACGACGTGGATTCTGGGGATTGCCACTTGAGGTGAAGTGATGGAACTGATCTACGTCGCCGGAAAATACCGGGCAGACACTGAGTACGGCGTGACGCTGAATATCCGTGCTGCCGAGGATGTCGAGGTGAGACTAGCGCGTATGGGTTGGGCTGTGATTTGCCCACACAAGAACAGTGCTCGATTGGGCGGCGCTGCACCAAACAATGAATGGCTGACGATGGACATGGAAATTATCAGCCGGTGTGATGCCATCTACCTGATGAAAGGTTGGCGGCAGTCCAAGGGCGCCGTGCAAGAGTGGCGGCATGCTGCATCGCTGCATCTGAAAGTCTACGAAGAAGGCGTCAGAGAGCCACCGGAGGTCTAATGGCAAAAGATTTAGATAGCCTGCAGGAAAGTAGGGACCGGCGCGCAGAGGTAGTCGGCAAGTATGGGTTCATTCCTACCAGCATCATTGCAGCAGAGAAACAGGCGCACCAGGCGCAGGACAAGCACGCGACTGAGCGCAACTACCAGTCAACAAGTAATGTCGAATTCGGTGCTGTGGCCGACCGGATATTCGATGTTAGTGGTCAATCATGTCGTGGTAAAGGTGGAGCACTAAGTAGATTCCCACAGAACATAGGCCGCTACCTTGTGAAGATGTATAGCGAAAAAGGCGAGACTGTTCTTGACCCATTCGCCGGACACAACAGCAGGATGGAACTGGTCTATAAGCTAGACCGTAACTATCTTGGCTTCGACATATCACATGAATTCATGGATGCGAACCGAGACATTGCGGCGGTCCTGCAAGGGCGCGATCAAGGCTTGTTGTTTGGTAGCCAGTCAGCCATAACACTAACCGAGTGTGATTCCAAGGAAATGAAAGTGCCTGCCAATAGTGCAGACATGGTCCTGACATCCCCACCATATTATGATATCGAATACTATGGTGACGAACCCGGGCAGCTTGGGTTTTGTGGCACGTATCAAGATTTCCTGTGTGGCATTCGCGTGGTGCTGGCACGCTGCTTTGACGCGCTAAAGCCAGGACGATTCTGCTGCTGGGCAATCAACGATTTCAGGCGCAAAGGCGTATTCTACGCATACCACAGCGATATCATACAGGCATATCTATCTGTTGGATTTGCATTGCACGATATCGTTATCACTGACCTCGGATATCCAATTGGTGCAGCATTTGCGTCACAGCTAGATGACCAGAAACGGACAGCAAAGCGGCACGAATACACAATCATCGGCAGGAAGGAGTAGCATGGAAATCAAGTACATCCCAATCTCGGAACTCAAACCCTGGCCGCGTAACCCGAGGAAGCACGACATTGAATCGTTGAAGAAGTCTATCGTGGCCTTTGGTTTCCGTGGCACAATCATCGTCAACCAGAATGCCACAGGATACACGGTAGAGGCCGGTCACGGCCGTCTTGAGGCTGCACTTGAACTCGGATACACGGAGCTGCCCTGCTGCATCGTTACAGACGACGAGAAGACGGCTATGGCATATGCGATTGCTGATAACCGGCAGCAGGAGCTTAGTTCGTGGGAGATTCCAGAACTGAAGGATATTCTGCAAGACCTCGACGCGATGAACGTGCCGCTGGACGCGATTGGTTTCAGTGAGAAGGAAGTCGAGGATATGATGACCGCGACATTCCATGAGCCGAAGGAACCACAGGCCAAGACAATCACATGCCCTGAATGCGGGCATCAATGGGAAGAATAATGCTTGTGCTTGCCGCGTCGTTTATTGCCCTGAATATCAGTGATGTCCTGCTGACGCAGGCACTGCTCCCTGTCGGCACCGAGGCAAACCCACTGTTGCACTGCGAGAATTGGGAAATGCTGAAGATGGGGATGGCGTTTATATTCGCCGGTGCGATTCTATTGTCAGGAAATCAGGCGATAATGCGCGGCGTAGTCGTGGGGATGTTGATAGTAGTCGCATGGAATCTGTCTATGTTGGCAATAAGCTATTGACAAAGTGGTTGCAATAGTCTAATATTCCTGTAGATGGAAGAACGGGAGGGACAGGAAATGACTGAGGAAATGAAAGGCTACATATACGGACTCTTGAAACTTTGGCCCAACAGCTTTGAGTCGCTGGTGTACTTCTGCGGCGCGTCGTGGGCACTGTACGGAGATTCTGAGCAGACCTTCATTACTCGGGTCAGGTTTGCAATGGGCGATAATAAGGCACGGAGGATATGAAAATGGCACAGGAAATGAAACTATCAAAGGGAGACATTCAAGACATGGCATCCTTGTTTATCAGTGAGTCAGGACCGGATGCAGACTGTTCCAGTATCGACAGGGGTGAGCTGGCGCTGCAACTCAGGGATGGGGGCGACGATATTTCAGACGATGATGTTGAGGCTGTGGCCGTTGAGATTGAAGGAAGAAGTGAGCTGAAATACGAAGTGAGGTACACGGTTGACGAACTCGGCGGGCGGTATCCAGACAGCATGCTCGCGCTAAAGACCAATGACCTCGATGAAGCAATCATGGAGGCGTGCGCGCGAACACTCAAAGGGCACTGCGGGTTTGTGCGGATGACGGTAGACGGGGCTATTCGCGCAGACGATGGCACATGGATAATGCAAAACGAGTCGTAACCGACCCAATCAATCAACGAAGGGAGGTTGAAATGGCACAGGAAATGAAAATCACAGAGGCAGGTGGCAGCTACTCAGTGCAGTCACCATCCGGCAAGACCTACACCGTGAAATACTGCGGCAGTGGCGACGGCGATCCTGATGTCGTCAGGAAATGGGAGTGCACCTGCCCTGCCTACCAGTTCGGTGACGGTCCCTGCAAGCACATCAAGGCAGTCACGGCGCACATCGACAATGAGGAGGATTCGTAAGATGCGCGACCAGACACTTGAACTGTACGTGAAGATGTGCGACTGTCCTGAGATACAGGGGCAGAACACGAGATACAACGACGGCGACCTGTATGTCGAAAGGGCGGACATTGGCAAGAAGGAATCGCCTATTGGCGTTTGGTGTTGGAACTGCGAGGGCGAGTTTTACCTAGGAGGGGAGGCTGAACGCCTGTTTGTTAATTCTGTCTGGCTCCCCACTCAGGCACATTTGCAGGAAATGGTATCAGGCCAGTTCTTCACCTATGAAGGTAATGACGAGGCGAAGATGCCGGACCCCTCTAGCATGATTCATCATTTCTCCGAGTTCTATAGCGGGCATTACGAATATGCCAGCTATGAGGAGGCATGGCTATCGTTCGTGATGCACGAGCTGTACAACAAGCTCTGGAATGGCGAGAGTTGGGTGGAAAACAAAACTGAGGAGGATTCGTAGCATGACTATCTACAAGTGTCCATATTGTGAATGGGTGATGCGCGAGCCGAACATCGCCGAGTGGCCTAGCACTTGGGAGGGTGTCGCGGCATACAATGTGGCCCTTGCAGCATTCCAGTGGGAGCAAGAGCATCACAGTTGCTGTGGCATGACACAGGAAGAATTCGCAGCCAAGTGGGCTGAGAAGGAACAGGCCCTGACTGATTACCTCTTGCAGTTGGAATACCCGAACCAGGACGCCAACGATGCGGCGGCAGTGTTAGCTGCCCGGCTACGCTACATCGACGCCGGACACGACGCGATGGATGCAGGACTAAGATTGCTCAAGGAATACGGGACAAGCAGATGAAGGTATTAGTTGCATGTGAAGAATCCCAGGCCGTGACCATCGAGTTACGGCGGCTCGGACACGAAGCGTACTCGTGCGACATTCTCCCGTGTTCCGGCGGGCATCCTGAATGGCATCTGCAACAGGACGTTGTGCCGCTACTCGATAAGGCATGGGATATGGTGATTGCATTTCCGCCATGCACTGACCTATGTGTTAGCGGGGCGCGATGGTTCAAAGAGAAGCGGGCAGATGGCCGACAGTACAGAGCATGGTCATTCTTTATGAACTTCACCTATCTGGAGCATGTGCCGAGAGTTGCTATCGAGAATCCCATCGGCGTCATGTCTCGGTTCTACCGCAAGCCCGACCAGATTATCCAGCCGTGGATGTTTGGAGAGGACGCCAGCAAGTCCACATGTCTGTGGCTGAAAGGACTTCCAAAGCTCATACCAACGTCCTATGCAAAGCCGCACTATCGGTGCAAGTGTGGGCACTCATTTGGATACGAACTCGGCAAGTACGGCTGTCCTAACTGTTGCGGCGAACACGTAGCCAAGCTGGTATTCACCAACCAGACACCGAGCGGCCAGAACAACGTACCGCCGGGGCCAGACCAAGCGCGGCTCCGCAGCCAGACCTATCCAGGCATCGCCCGAGCAATGGCCGAACAGTGGGGAGGTGAAGCATGACAAAGACAATTCAGACAGCAGGAGGTGTGATGGTGTAGGGCACATCAACACGATAGCTGAAAGGGGCTCCGGCAACGGGGCCCTTTTCTTTGTGTTAACATATCCATATGGCGCGGACCGGCAGACCTCCGAAGATCATCAATTGGACAGAATTCGAGCGGCTGTGTCGAATCCAATGCTCACTACGTGAGATGTGTGAGTGGTTCGGTGTCAGCGACAAGACCCTGTATCGTGGCTGTAAAGAACACTACGGCGAGACTTTCTCCGCCGTTTTCGCTAAGAAGCGCATCGGTGGACTAATATCACTGCGGCACAACATGTTCAAGCTGTCAGAGAAGAACGCTGCCGTTGCGATATTCCTGTCAAAGAACCTGCTCGGCATGGCAGACACACAGAAAATTGAATACACAAACAAGAAAGAGGTGGCAGAACTCACAGACGATGAACTCACCGCCATCATCGAAGGCCGTCGAAGCAGCCACGGAGCTACTGAGTCGGCGTAGGGCACGCACCGACCTGCTTGAGTTCTGCCGTTACACATGGGCTGATTACCTATGCCCTTGGCACATAGTCGCCCTGGCTGACAAGCTAGAGGCTGTTGAGCGCGGAGAGATTAAGCGGCTGGTGGTCACGATGCCTCCACGCCACGGCAAGTCCAACCTGGTATCAATACGGTATCCATGCTGGTATCTCGGCAGGAAGCCATCTACATATGTCGTCCAGGCAGGCTACGCTGAGTCAATCGCACTGACACACTCACGGCAGGCTAGAGACATATTCGTGTCACCAGAAATGACGCGACTGTTCCCAGGTGTCTACTACCGCCCTGAGCGGGCAGCGCAGGAGTCCATTATCCCGCAACGGCAGGCAGCGCATGAGTGGGGTACGGTGCAAGGCGGTTCGTACTACGCAGTCGGCATTGGCGGTGGCCTTACCGGGCGCGGGTTCGACTTAGGCATTATCGATGACCCTGTCAAGGATGCTGAGGAAGCTGCATCCGAGACAGTCAGGGAGAACATATGGCGGTGGTATACAACGGTCTTCCGCACGCGCGCGGCCCCTGGCGCGGCTATTGTCATGGTGATGACCCGGTGGCACAACGACGACCTTGTTGGCCGATTGCTGCGCTATTCTGCGGCTGACCCTGAAGCAGACCAGTGGGACGTTCTCCATATGCGCGCTATCGAAGGCGAACAGGCGCTATGGCCTGACAGGTATCCGCTAACAGAGTTGAACACAATCAGGACAACGATAGGGTCAAGGGCATTCGCGTCGTTGTACCAGGGCGAACCAGAGGTAGCCGAGGGCAACATCATCAAGCGGGAGTGGTGGCACTATTACACCACGCGTCCTACATTCAATCGCATCATCCACTCATGGGATACGGCATTCAAGACAGGGCAGAGCGCGGACTATTCAGTCTGTACTGTGTGGGGTGAAGCTGACAACGGCTACTACCTGCTGGATGTCTGGCGTGACAAGGTGGAATTCCCTGAGCTGAAACGAGTGGCTATCGCGCTGAATGACCGGGATAGGCCATCAGCAGTATTGGTTGAGGACGCAGCCTCCGGGCAGTCTATGATTCAGGAACTATCAAGGGACACAACAATACCTGTCCTGCCGGTGAAGGTCAGCAAGGAGAAGATGGTCAGGATTACGGCGGTGACTCCGCTGATTGAGGCTGGCAAAGTGCTACTACCGGAACACGCGCCGTGGCTACATGACTATATCGACGAGCTCTCGGCATTCCCGGCAGGAGAGCATGACGATCAGGTGGACTCAACATCGCAGGCGCTAACATGGATGCCGAAGCCGGTTGAGCACGACCGCGTTGTCGTGTACGACAGCATGCAGGCGATGGGCGTCAATATGGATTTGATATAGGGAGGACACATGAGAAATCTGGCACAGTTGAATCAGAAGACACGTAGGCACCTCGGAAATCTAGCTGCATTGCTCACCACGCTATCTGCCGTATTCACACCTCGCGTGGTGCGCAGCATCAACGGAATTGTGGGTGCACATAGCGGTCGCAATCGTGCGGCGCACAAGGTTGAACGGCAGAACGTCCGGTATGCCCGGATGCACAACAGGAAAGGGAGCAACGCATGAGCAGTATATTGTTTGAGTGTCCGAAATGCGGACGCACAATAGACCTGTTCGATGAAGGTGGCATTATCCGTGTTCGACCGGGTGACCAAATCACTGTTACATGCGCGTGCATGGAGTGGTCTATTGACTTCCTGGTACGCGACCCGAAATCACTGAGTCGCAGGCTGGACGCAGTCATTGTTCGGATACACGGCACTCGGTTATCAGCATTCGTACATCGTAACGTCAGGCGCCAGTGGCGCAAGTGGAGGCACGCATGAATTCCAAGATAGTCAAGAAGCTCCGCAAGTACAGTCGACAGCCATTCATGGAGTACGTTAGAATGATGGAACAGTGGCCGTACAGGGCGCGGCTGAGGTTTGCGTGGCATATCCTGAAACCGAGAGGTGCGAAATGGCAGAAGATAGGCCGGTTTATGCGGCGTCGCTAGGTCAACTATTCAGAGAAATATCACTCACAGGAGTGCAGGAAGCCACGGCAACGGTTGAGGAAGAACTGCGGCTTGAAGATTCCGGATGGACGAACCTCAGCAATCAGCTTGTTGTCGTCACCGACGCGGAACGGAAAACCAACATCACCACCTCGCGCACCTATGCGCTGAAGGACCCGTTGGGAAAGCAGTCAATCAGGCTGTGGACGGACTATGCGTTCGGTCCCGGTATGACATGGTCAGTGCCTGATGATGCTGAGTCAACGAAGAAGGCGCTAGATGCCTTCTGGAATTCCAAGGTCAACAAGAAGGTGCTCGGCGCAGTAGGGCAGCGGCTGTGCTCAAACAAGCTGCTGATTGACGGCGAGATGTTCTTCGCCATCTTCCTCGGCAAAGAATCGACCATCCGCTACATCGACCCGCTGGAAATCACCGAGATAATCACAAACCCTGATGATGCTATGGACGTGCGCTACTACAAGCGTGAGTGGTCTACACCACAGGGCAACGCGAAGGCCGGGTATTACCGCAGCATTGCCAATATCAAGAACGAAGGGTGTCAGGATGCAAGCGGCTCGGCAGTAGAACAGACTGAGGAAGCTGTCATCTACCACCTGGCAATCAACACTATCTCACAGCGCGGCAATCCACTATTGCTGCCTGCGCTCGACTGGATCACGCAATACCGTAGGTTCCTCGCATCCCGAGTTGCGATAATGCTGGCACTGGCCCGGTTCGCATGGCAGACGAAGGTTGTAGGCGGACAAGCGCAGGTCAACGCCATCAAGGCCAAGACGGATGAGGTAGAAGTTCCCGCGGGGTCCCATCTGGTTGAGAATCTCGGCAGCATGACCACGCCCATTAAAACCGACACAGGCGCATCAAACGCATGGCAGGACGGTCGCATGATTAAGTTGCAGGTCTGTGCTGCTGTCGGTATCCCGGAGCAATATTTTGGTGATATCTCGACAGGTTCATTGGCCACTGCACAGACGGTGGAATTGCCGATGTTGAAGATGTTACAGAGCTACCAGGTAATCTGGAAATCGGCATACAGCGATATCAACGATGTCATCCTCGAGCACGCCGGCGTGCCTGAATCTGAATGGTATGTCGACATGGACTTCGCACCGATAGCACCGGAAGACGCGCTGGCAATGGCTGACGCATTGGTGAAGGTCATTGGTGCATTCCCTGAGCTTGCACAATCAAAGGACGTGAAACAGCAAGCATTAGTAGCGTTGGGCATCAACGACACTGCTGCTGTGCTGGAAGAACTTGAGAAACTGCCCGAGGGTAGCCAAGAGGCTGCAACCATCCGAGTTCTAAAGCGCCTTGAAGAAGTATTGAGGAAACGGGAGGCATAGTGGACGCACTGAAATGTGAGGCATGCGGTGGACGTGGATTCACCGAGAAGAACATGGGATTTGTGCAGGTGAAATGCCATCACTGCAACGGAACCGGCAGACTGGAGGCGACCGATGTTGAATTTACAGCAGAGAGTGCAGAGCCTGAGAAGGCTGGCCGAGGCCCGTATACCCGCAAATCCCGCAGACCCCGAAAACCTACGCAAAGCAGACAAGATTGAAAGAGATATGCGGTCGTACTTTAAGGCGCTCGGTATAGCGTTCCCGTACGATGCCATCGAGGCTCTTTACTACAAGTATGCTGAGGTGGAGGAGGAATGATAGCAACAACGACCGGCATGTTGGTGTATAGCCGTGAGGTGCTGATCAAGATTCTCAGGGAGAAGGTGATATCGGACGGCAAGGTGATAGGTGATGTTGGCAGTCTCGGGTTGTCGTTCGCCATGCCATGCGGACACACCTTTCATGCCAGGAGCTCGGCGGACATACCGTTCAAGTCAGTCATGTGTCCATGTGGTCAGCACTGGATGATTTACTACCAGGAAGAATATGAAAAGGTGCACGTAAATTGAGCCTTGGACGCGACATAGACGACGTTCTTGACCCGCTGTTGGCGGCATTCGAGCGTCCACTAACAGCAGAATTGGTTGCGGAGCTCGCAGAGATTCATGCTTCTGCAACAGTCCAGATGCTGCAATATGAGGCAGAAAAGAGCTTCGTCGTCTACCATTCAACATGGGCTAAGAACGTAGCTGGCATCAAGGCAACAGGGCTCGCGCCTGCACCTCACTTAACGTCTCCTAAATGGTACATGGTGACTGATAGCTGGCTCGGCGCCAGTAGATATGCAATGAGTGAAGATGCAGTGGTTATCAGGTATGCCATCCCGAAGGACCAGGTGAATAAATATCTGTGGACAAAGGCAAAAGGACCAACGGAATACTACGGTAATCAATACGCGATTCGCACACCACTGCCAAAGGAACTAATCACACAAGTTGCTCCTGCGAATCAAGTAATGATGAATGCAGCTAGCTTGCCATTTGAGGGACCACCAATGACCAAAGCGGTATCATGGGCACAGCAACACGCTGCAACACTGGTCACCCGGATGGATACTGAAACAAAGAAGCAATTGGCGCAGGTCATCAGTGACGGTATCGCCAACAAGCGCGGCCCCGGTGGCCTGACTACCGATATCAAGCGCTCACTCGGTTGGATGGGCAGGGGCAAGCCGTCTGCAATCAAGGGACTCACGCAGCAGGGCAGGGCAATGATGATTGCCAGGACTGAAACAGCCGCGGCGCTGACACAGGGTAGCCTTGACGCAATGAATGACATGGGTGTGACAGGCAAAGAGGTCGTGACGAATGACCCGTGCGAGATATGCCAGGGCAATGCAGCGGTGGGTGTGATACCTGTTGACCAAGCATTCCCGAGTGGTGAAATGGGGCCACCGTTCCATCCTAACTGCGAGTGTGCGCTTGCCCCGGTGATGATGGAGAGGAAATGATAAACACTGACGCAGACAACCGACTTGTTGCGGAATTGGCGCAGGTGCAGTGGCCTATCAGATACGGTACAATAACGGTACAGATACGCGACGGTAAATTGACGATGGTGAAAGTCGAGAGGACAATAAAGGCTGACTAGGAGGCACATGCTGACAGTTGAAGAAGTAACGCGAGTCGCATATATTTCAGTTGCGTGCGACTGTAATACAGACTTTGAGGCTCCTACATTCGCCGTAGCTGTTATGGGTGACATACTGTATCAACACGGCGGCAAGCTGCATAGACTGAGCATGAAATTCACTTTACCATCTGCTGTCGACGTGCATTCCGTAGATGCAGAATGCAAGTGTCGTGAAGCTATCGACTGGAAACGCTTCACTGAATGGGTGAACAGACACGACGATATTCAAGAGTCAGACACAATGGAACCAGACGAGTGGAGCCACCGCCACGCAAAGAACAAGGAAATGCGTGAGGGTAGAAATGGTTGCTATAACACCATCACCAATAAGGTAGAGGATTATAGCCATGTCGTGCTGGTGTAGCGAAGTGATATGCAACAGACAAAGTAACTGACACACAACAAGGCTGACGGAAGAACCGCAGGCTCATTGAGTTTGCGGTTTTTTTGTTGTGTCACAGGGAGGGTAGATGCCAAAGAAGCAAATGGTCAAGGAAGCGGTGCATCCACACGGAGAACATATCTGTGTATGCCCGAAGGATGATGCTGAAGTAACCGTCGCTGCCAATGTGAAGTGCAGCACGCAGCTATGCCCGGAATGCGGTATGCAGATGAGGGCACAGGATATCGGAGAAGGAAAGACCAAGGAGGCAACAAACATGCCTGATATGAGCGATGACAACAAGCGCCAGATGTTGCAGACGGCGCTGAGTAATTCCTACATTGCACCACAGCCTGACCCCGTGCCGCATGACATCTGGATTGAAGACGTATTTGAGACTGAGATTATCTACCGGGTGAATGACGAACTCTACAAGGCGTCGTACACATTGGATGAGGGCGGCACAGCAACCTTTGGCAATCCCGAAAAGGTTGTCAGGCGCACGGTATATGAGACTGTTGAATCCCTGCGCTCGGCATATCAGGAGTTCATCCAAGAGGCCGGCAAGCGGAACGCAAGCCGGGATGCCAAGCTCATCAAGGAAATCAAGGTCTTAGTTGAAAAGCTCCTGTCATCTGAGGAGCCGGACGAAGACAAGGTCAACGAGGCCATCACCCGCGTCAACGACGCGATGGTAGAGGTCAAGAAAGAGTCAATCACCCGCACTGAAGAAGGCGCCGCATATCCAGCCTCCGCATTTGCTTACACACCAGAAACAGACAAACCAGGAGGCTGGAAACTGCGGATGTGGGAAGACATCGACCAGAAGGCAACCAAGAGACAACTCGGCACGCTGGCCGCTGCACTATCACCCGGCGGATTAAAGGGCCAGAAGGCCGTTATCCCTGCTGAGGCACTATCCGGTGTCAAGCGAAGGATACGCGCCGCCTATAGGGCCCTTGAAATATCTGAGGACGATATACCGAAGTGGGTTAAGGAAGCCACGACACGAGAATCCATCCGCAACGTCGAGTCACTGAGCGAAGCGAAGGTGGACAAGGGCAGGGCCCACGTCGTTGTTATCAAGGCGGGATTCAATGTCAGCAAAGAACGGTACTACCCGGCTGACATGCTGGCGCGCGACTACAAGATATTCGAGGGCGCCAAGATGTTTGCTGACCACCCATCAGAGAGTGAGGAACACGACAGGCCCGAGCGGTCTATTCGTGATTGGGTGGCAACACTGAAGGACGTTACATGCGATGAATCCGGGACCGTGACCGGTGTTGCAGAAATCATTAGCCCCTGGCTCATGGAGACGCTGTCCAGCCTGCGCGACAAGACGATGCTATCAGAAATGGGCATCAGTATAGACGCGGTTGGCAACGCTTCTAAAACGAAGGTGGACGGCGTGCCGACGCTCGTCGTTGAAACCCTAGTGCGTGCCAGGTCCGTTGATTTCGTGACATCACCCGGGGCTGGCGGAATCGTGACCCTATATGAAGCCGACCGCAGCCAAGACGTAGATTTGGTTGAATTGGCTGGACTCAGAGAACGACGCCCGGACCTGATAGCAGCTATTGAGTCTGATGTCAGGGCTGAGGTACACAAGGAGGTCAAACACATCATGGAAATCGAGGAACAGGTCAAAGAGAAGGACGCGGAGATTGCCGCGCTCACAACCGAGCGTGACGGTCTATTGACGCAGGCGCAGGAGGCTGTGAAACAGGCGAAGATTGCCGAAACCAAAGCTACCGTTGAGGCTGCTATTGGGGAGACTGATTTACCTGAAGCTGCCAAGAAGCGCTTGGTGTCCCACTACGCTGAGGCGGACAGTGCCGATGGGCTAGAGGATGCCATCAAGGCTGAAAAGAGCTACATCGACGAGATTCGCCAGTCCGGCAAGCCGAAGGGTGTTGGAGAATCCAATGTTGTCACCGAGGACGGCAGGGCCAAGCTCCGCGAGGCATTCAAGGATGCTAACCCTGAATGGTCTGATGCAACGCTGGACGCCGCCGTCAGCAAGCGGTAATTGTTTATTGAGGAGGTAACGAAAATGCCATACGGAGTTTATACGGCTGGAACTGCTGGAGATGAAGTCTCTAGCACCTATGAAGGACGTCACCTGACGTTCACTGAGAGCCAGATTACCCATCCCACCCACACAGACGGATTCGTCGACAAGGGTGACGCTGTCCTGGTTGGCGAGAACATTGTTGGAGTCTCGTTTAAGAGCGCGGCTGCTGCAACCGACTTGGTGGCCATCGACACAGAGGGTATCTGGCAGTTGTCAGTTGTGGCGGAGGATGACGATGGGAATGTGGCCGTCGGTGTTGGTAATGAGATATTCATCAACAAGACTACCTGCATCCTGAGCAAGATTGCGAACAAGGCGAGTCACCAGTTCTTTGGTTACGCCTTGTATGCCATCACGTCAGGAGATACCGATGTCATCCCTGTCAAGGTTCATTTTGACCCTGACGACGCTACTGAGATTGTCGGTACGTCTGCTGCACCGGAATCAAGCGCAACACAGGACAAGTTCCGTGAGTACCGCTACCGCACGACCGCCACCAGTGGCGACGTTCGCGGCCAGTACATGGTGCTCGGTCTCAATGGCGCAGGAGTAGCTGGTGAGGCTGGACGCTTCCGCACCATCGTTGAGGCAGTCGGCGTGGCTAACGCTCACGGTTGCCATGACGGACTTGAGTTCGACACTGACGGCACCTGCCTTGGCTTGGCTGTTGGACACAGGGCCACACTGATGGCGCCTGACAGGAATGTCTTGGCCTCTGTCTCTGGCGGAATGTCAGAGCTTTGGGCTGATGGCGCAAGCACCGATTTCGGCACTGCTACCGAGCACTCCATTCACAGGTTCGTGATGGACGGAGACGGCACCGGCAAGGCAACTGCTGATAACGTATTTGCGTTCGTCGGTCTGAGTGCCGTCCAGTACGCGGCCAACACCGACACCCCGGCGTATGCGTTGCGGTGCCTCATCAACGGGAATATCCGTTACATCATGGTTTCAGAAGCGCAGGCGTAGTTGAGAGGAGGTGAGTTTTGGACTATTACGCGAAGATTGAGGAACGAAAGGCAAAGCACTTTTCCAATGTCGGCGGCCTGTCATACGAACGCTATCAGTTGGCCACCAGGGTAGAGTCTAATCAAAGACGCATCACTGAGATTGACCGGGTGATAGCAGGCGAGGAACGGGTTATAGCCGAATGTGAAACAGCGCAGAAGGAGTTCGATTCGTACCTCGCTATAGAAAAGGGCGCTCTGACTATGGGCGATATTCAGAAAGGCGTCGCAGATGCTGCACAGCCTGAATCTTAGACTGTGTAGCGCAAGAGGAGGATAGAACAATGACTGATTTTGTACAGCTGATGGAGGCTGAGAAGGGTTGGAGCCCTGTTGGTGATATCCCGCGCAGTGTAGGCTATGATGCTGCACTCGCAGAGGCTGTCAAGCTGATCAATAACACTGATGGGATGCCCGAGCATCGCAGGGTGTTTATGATTCAGGAAGCGATGACAACCTCAGACTTCCCGTATCTGTTCGGTGACGTGCTGGACCGGCAGTTGCTGGCCTCGTACAAGGGTGTTGACCCTGTGTGGAAAGCGTTTACGCGCATGTCCACAAATAAGGACTTCAAGGCATCGTACCGCTTCGCCATCACTGGTGGCGATCAGTATCTGGCAAGGGTTGGAGAGAAGGGTGAATACCTTGCATCCGGCAGGGGTGAAGCGAAGTACGAAATGACTGTCCTGAAATACGGACGGCAGTTCGATATCTCGTGGGAATCCCTTATCAATGATGACCTTGGCGCACTGAAGGACACCCCTGCACGGTTTGCCCGTGCTGCTGTTCGCACCGAGCATCGCCTTGTGACCGGTCAGTATGCCCGGAATGCACTGTTTAGTGCAGGAACCGGCAATGCTGCGAACATTGAACTGACCATCGCAAACCTTGAGACTGGCGTAGAGACGTTCCAGTCATACCTGGATGCAGCAGGAGAGCCGATTATGGCCCGCGCCAAATACCTTGTGGTCCCTCCGTGTCTTGAATTCACTGCCCGCCAGATACTCTCGTCTGCAACAAAGATGTGGACTGACGACGCTGGTGGTGTTGCGACGGCATGGCCTACTGCCAACGTGATTAGCCAGACAGGTCTACAGTTGATTGTTGACCCGTATCTTGGCGTCTACGGTGGCGCTGACATCCTGACACAGTGGTATCTGTTCCCAGACCCCAACGACATTGCAATGTTCGAGTTCGCACATCTCTCAGGCCATGAGCGCCCCGAGATTTGTATGAAGGCGAGCGACAAGGTGTCTGTTGGTGGTGGTGCAGTCGGTCCTTTCAGTGGTGACTTCGCTACTGACAACGTGTTCTACCGCGTGCGCATGTGCGCCGGTGTCTGCACGTTGGATTGGCGCGGTGGCTTCATGGGAGGTTCGACCCTGGCATAACGACAAGCCTGACCTATGGGGGCGGACGGATTCGTCATGCCCCCGGTGGTCAGGAGAGAGGAGGAAGATATGGCAAACTCAGTGATTGATTTCCCTTGGAAGTATTCCCACGTCACGGCAGATGCGCAGGTGAGCGCGGGCCCGTGTGGACTGCACAGTATCGTTGTGAATGGCCTGACGGCTGCAGGTGATTGCACCGTGTTCGATAATACCGTCACAGGCGGCGCCGCGATAGCAGTCCTGCATCTGGACTTGACCACCTCGATATCAGTGCAGCCAATCACCTTCACCTTTGACGTGCAGTGCAAGACTGGGCTGTATCTTGAATTTGACCAATCGCTGGCGGCTGACCTGACAGTGAGCTATAGGTGAGAAATGCCAGAATATAAAGATGGGCAACCGATACGAGACAAGGTCAGCATGGTCCTGCGCGGGCCTGACGGCAAGGTGAAGGAAACGCGTGAAGTTGATTACGCGCCAGCAGCGGACACCGTAAAAGGAATGACGTTTGCCGAGGGATTGCTGACAGACGTTGCGACGTTGGTCGAGAATTACAAGTCTATTCAGACACAGGAGGCAGACGATGATAGAAGCGACTGATATGAAATTCAAGAGTTCACAGGGCATCAAGGGACGCGCTCACATTGAATTGGTGAGCGCATGGAACGACGACGGTTCAAGGTATCGCGAGCATGGCCGGTTCGCTCGACGTGTCAAAGAGGTCCGCGACATTGCGAACACCATCACTGAGCTCATGGATGCGCAGGTTGCAGACCAGATGTCAGCACAGGTACTAGCTGCAATCGGCTTTATGTCTGTTGGCACTGGCTCCGGACAGACAGCGGCCAGCACTGGCCTTGCTGTAGACCTTGACCGCAACGCGCTTACCTCGACTACGCTTGGCGTTGGTGCGGCTGACAATGACGTTGTCTACGT